TGTGGTTGTCCCATTTGTTGACCCATTTGTGGTTGACCCATTTGTGACTGACCCATTTGTGACTGACCCATTTGTGGTTGTCCCATTTGTTGACCCATTTGTGGTTGACCCATTTGTGGATTCATCATATTTTGATTTCCACCCATAGATAATGATTCAAATCCTTCTAGTCCACCCATTCCTCCCATATTACCAATACCATCTAATCCACCCAAGAAATTATCTAAAGAATTCATTCCATTATTATTGTTATTCATTGGATCCATTTCATTATTATTTAAATTTCCATTGTTTCCATAATTTCTAGTGTCACTTCCATCAAGAGCAAAATTAATTTCAGGTGGTCGTTGATTTGAATTATTAGAGAGTCCTGGTAACGCCATATTACCTGGTCCATTGTTATATTCTCCTTGTCGTTCCATCATTCTCTGTTCTAATAAATCTTTTGAACTAGATTTAGAATTACCGTAATTGTTATTTTCATTTATATTTCCAAAAAACATATTTCCTTTTTCACCAGTTGCTGACATAAAATTATTATTTTCATCAAAATTTGAAAAATTATTATTAGAAATATTTGAACTATCAATCATACCAGGTAATCCAGTATTGCTTTTATCTTTAATACTCATATTTTCAGGATGCTCCTGTACAATATTTTGTCTTTTTCCATATAAATCTTGATCTCGAGACATTGAAGATTTTTGAATATTATCATATCTTGATTTATATCTTTTATAACATTGACTCAACGTTTTATCATTTAATTTTTGTAACATAATACTAGGATTCCCTTTTAAAACAATTTTTTTGTTTTTATTAAAAACCATATTCATTTGTAATAAAAGAAATTCCTTACAAGCATTTAATGTTTTTTTAGATTTACCAGTATCTAAATTTTTACATAATTGTTTTAGTAATATATTTACATTTTTATGTGAAAAAAAATATTCCTGTAAGCTCATTTATTTATATTATTATATGATATAGATTAAGTTTTAAATATTTTGTTCTTAAACGATTATTTTAAATAAATATAAATTATATTATTTTTTATATAATTATAAAGTATAATATGAATTCCAATTTTAATGGATTTTCTAATAATCAAATGAAAATGATGCAGACAAATCATAATTTTAATCAAGCATTTCAAAATAGTAATAATCTTATTCCAGAATTAGATGTTAATAATCATGGAAATCTTGTTCATAATAATATTAAAAGCAAAATATTTTGTGAAAATTTAGAACAATATACACTTTTTATAGATGGTAGTGATAAAAATAATACAAATTTTCCAAATTCTTTTGAATTTACTGCTCAATTGGGATATGATAATTCAAAATATATATCTTTAGGACATAATTTAGAAAATATTAAATATATTAAATTAAAACATGTTATTCTTCCAAAATATAATAAAATAAAAGATGTTAATAATGAATATGTCTATGATACAACTGAATTAATATCAGATAAAAATAGATTTTTAGTTTTAAATATAGATGAAATAAATGATATAAATACTTTTAAGAGTGGTATAAAATATAAAGATAATTGTTTCATACTAAGAAGTGATAAAAATATGGGAAACGACCATCAATTATACGTTCCAATAGAAAGAGACATTATTCATTATAAAGATTCAAGTTTAAGTAATTTATCAAAAATGACAATAAAATTATGCGATGATATTGGAAATGTTTTAACAACACAATTAGAAGATAATTTAGGTAATATCGAAATTAATGCAGATATTAATAAAAAAATTGGAGAACAAGATTTGGCTGAAAGTTTAAAAACAAGTTTAGAAGAAATATTTAAGAAACATCATATACAATTAACTTTTGAAATAGGAGTAATGGAAAATGAAATTGCTACTAAAATAACATATTAAAAAAAAATTTTTATAATTTAATAAAATATAGTATAATATATATGAAAGATCTAAAAAATATACTAGTTGGAGTTTTAATTATATATGGTATGTTTATAACATATTTATATAATTTAGAATACAAACAACGTGATCAATATATGAAAAATAAAATTAAATATATAACACATAAAACAAATGAATTAGAAGCAAGAGAAAATAACATTGAAGAAAAAGAAAAAGTTCTAATAGATCAAGAAAAATGTATGGTAGAAGTTACAAGATTACGTAAGATAATTAAAAATGCACAAGGTTCATTAAATATCATGCATACATCATTATTGTCAGATAAGATAGAAGAACAAGTTCAAAAAATTAATAAAGATAAAGAAAAAAATTTAGTTGTAAAAAATTTAAAATCTAATATACAAGAAGAAATTGAAAATATAAATGATGATTTAAGTAAAATTGAGAATGAATCAGAAGAATTATAAAGACATTGCCCAAGAATATTTTAATCCAATAATTCCTCCAAATTGTTTCAAAATTAAAGTATCATCTATTTTTTTATCAAGTTTTATTTGAATTATTTGAGTAGCAACAGATAAATTATTTTTTATAATCAATTCATTTAGTTTTACATAAATTTTTTTATAACAATAAATTTTTTCAAGATATCCATTTTCTAAATCTGAGAAAATTTTATTATGTCCTAAAGATATTAAATCTACATTTTTTTTATTTTTTAAGAATTCTAATGTTTTTTTTACTTCTTCTACATTTTCAATATTTAAAACTTTCAAGTATATATCATAAACTTCTGAATGAGATAATTGTTTATTCTCAAAAAATATTAAATTATTATCTTTATCATTATAATTTTTAAACTTGTGTGAAGATCCATGAATTATATATTTTTCATTTGAAATATTTTCTTTAATAAAATCATTTATATTTTTTGTTTTATCATTGATTTCAATAATACATTTATATTTAGTACTATTTATATGAAATAACTTTAATGAATTATTATAAATATTAATTTCATTTATGAAGCTTTTATCAGATATATAATCAATAATCCAATTACAATCAAAATAATTATCATACTTTATGGTTATATTCGGACAATTAAAATCTTTTAAAATATTTATATTATTTATACTCAAATTATAATATTCAATAAATTTTATAGTAGAAAAAATTATAATATTTAATTTTTTTTGTATTTTAAATTTTTCTTCAATTAAATTTATAATTGAAAAATAAATATCATTAGTATTCTTTTTTATTATAGGATCTTTTATTTTATTACATTCGTACATTTTTGATTTTATAAATTCAATAAAATTAATTGTATCATAATTATAAATTATTAAAACATATGCTGAATCTTTCTTTCCTTCATAACTATTTACTTGTTGTGAAAACATATTTATTAATATAATTATTTATAAATATATAAATAATTAAATAATTTTAAATTATTATTATTATGAATGCTTTTTATAAATATTTGATAAATTTTTTTTTAATTATATCAAGTTATACAATATACAATATTTATAAAAATGAAAATTATGATATTTTATCATTATACCTCTATAATTTAATTATATTAATAAAATATATTTTACAAATATTAATTATAGGATTTGGATATATTTTATATATTTATCCCGACACAAATATTTTAGGTAAAATAATTTTATTAACATATTCAACTTATAAATTATATGAATTAAAAATACCATTTTTTATATTTACTGGATTAAAATTATTATCAATAATATTTCCAAATAAAAAAATAGAACATAATTATAATTTAAGAGAAAGATCTGTTACGCCACCAAGAAGAAAAAAAAAAATTTAATTTGTTATTCTAGGTATTAAAATTGTTTTTGTTATAATAAAAGTATCATTATCTAATTTTTGTGGTAGTCCGTCGTCATCAATACCTATTTTACCAATAGCGTAATGTAAATCATAATCATATACTACAAATGAATCAGGATTATACCAATAATCTTCAGGATTCGAATATTCAGGTTCATCTTTAGGATTAGAAATTAATTGAACTGCTTTTATTTTAAAAACTTTAATTTGTTTAATATTTGATTTAACATCATTACTACCATTATCTAATTTAAGATCATCATATATATCATCTTTGTACGCTGGACCAATATTATCATCAAATAAAGAATCTTCTTCGAATTGAAAACATTTATAATCAGATGTTAAAGTATTATGATTTTTATATAAACCACAATCTATCGAGGCTTCTTTTATTGCATCAATAAAAGAGTCAATTAATCCTGTTTTTTTTCTAGCTGCAAATTCTATATACTGGTCAGTTGTATCTTTTTTATTAGTACCTTTTCTAATTGATTTATATCTATATACATCAACATGTCTATCTTTTTTAGGTAATCTTTTATGAGAACATAAACGAATTGCTCTACCTATCATTTGATTAATTCTTACTTCATGCCAATGAGGTTCCATAATATGTACTTGTCTAACGTTTTCTAATGAAATACCTTCAGAACCAGCTGGAGAAATCATAATAATTTTAATAACACTTCCATCTATATTATTAAATGTATTAAATTCTTTTACGGCCTTTGCACGTTCTTTTTGATCAATATTCCCATGATATTCTACATATCTAAAATTATCTTGCCCACGTGCTACATTTGAAAATTTCGAAAATCCAAAATATTTTAAATATATTTTAAAGATTTCTAATCCCTCCATTAATACATAATTTGAATATACAAGAACAGGACCAGGAGATTTTAAAATATTTAAAATTATAGCAACCATTTTAGAAGATGATTTACATAATGCTTTAAAAAGATGAGATTTTTCAGAATTAGAACTTGTGTATTCATTAAATCTATCTAACCCCATTTTATTTAATTTATTAATATCACTTTCTAATGTATTTGTACCTTTTCTATCTTTATTTTGTTTCTCTTCTAAATAAATATCAAAAGAATTTGTATATTTTTTAACTGCTGATAAATAATCATCAATATCTACACTTTTTTTTGAATCTTTGTTTATTTTATTTTCTTTACCTTCATCTATTTTTTGTGAAATTTTAATTGTTTTTTTAAAATTTCCAGGTCTAGGTCTAGATTCTCCAGATACACCTTGACCCATTAATGGGAAAACAAAATTGCAAGATTGTCTTGTATAAGCTTTATAAATTTCAGATCCAGATTGAGATGTTGAACGTGATTTAGCACGTCGAGCTTGTTTTTCTTCGATTTCTTCAAAATATGAATATAATTCTTCATGATACTTTGACATTTCAATATCAATAAAATGAATTTTTTTAGATGCAAAATAATCAGGAGTTGCACCAAGATAATATGAAACTAAACCTAATATACGACGTTGAAAACTATTTTTTTTTGCATCATTTAAAATAGGATAAGACGAATCTGTAATATATAATTCATTAAATTCCATTTCATTCATAGGAAATATTGACGGTCGTAATAAGTTGAATAATAAAGATAATTCAAATGGTTTATTTATTGCAGGTGTACCTGATAATAATACTACGCGTGTTGTATAATTATCTTTTTTATCTTGTATTATATGTTCATAAATAGTTAGTGCTCTTCTACCTTGTTTTGAACTTATATTTGAATATACATTATTTATAAAGTTATGAGATTCTTCTATAATATAGATTGAATTTTTGGAAGAATCTGAACTATTTATGGCGTCTAAAAATTGTTTATCAGCAATAGGTGAGTCATAAGAAATAAAGTAAACATTTTCTAATCTTTGATTTTTATCCTCATTTGCCAACCATTTATCCATTTCATTTAACCAATTGTTTTTTAATGTTGCTTTTAATAAAATAAAAACATTCCAATTTGAATTATAATTATACAACATGTTATAGATATTAATTGCTGATCTTGTCTTACCAGATCCAAGACCATGATAAATTAATATATTTTTATAAGGACTGTTATAATCTAAAAATTTTGATAAAAAAATTTGATATTTTCGTAGTTCTAATTTTGTATTTTTGTTACATGGATCATCATCTTGCATTATTTCAGGTAATTTATATTTTTTAAAATTAGCTAATACCCAAGTTGGAAATAATCTACCATTTATTTTTAAATCAATATATTTTTTATTTTTAGTATAATCACCACCCTCTTGAGAATAATTATCATAATCTAATAATTTATCATTTATTATATTATTCATAATATTATTCATAATATATATATATATATATTATAAATATAATTTAAAATAATAATTTATTCTAAAATTAACTAATCACTTTCACTTAATAATTCGTAATCAGATATTTCATAAATATCATCTTCATCATCAATATTGTCATTTATAATTTCCCCCATTTGAATTAAAATATCTTTTGCTGCTTTTTGTTGAGCTTTTCTTTTTGACTTTCCTTGCCCATAACCAATATATAAATCTCCATCTTCTTCACCACACTGAGCTTTTACTTTAAATATCTTTTTTAGTTCCGTTTCATCGTCACAATAATCAATGTATTTGATATCATCCCATTTTTTTTTATGACATATTTTCATTATTTTCCCTTTAAAATTTGTTTCATAACATATCATATTTGTTATATCAGCTTCTTTTTCTAAAATATTTATTACAAACTCTATACATTTATCAATACTTATTTCTGTTGCTAAAGCACCTATAAAAGATTCAAATACATCTTCTAATACTTTTCCGTTATTAACCCTGGCATTCATAAATTCCATATATCGTGATATAATAATATAATTATTCAATCCTAAACAACGGCAAAACATTGTACCTGATTCTCCATTTTCTAAACATGTTCTTATTTTAGTAAGAAATCCTTCATCTTCATTAGGATATCTTAAATACAAATATTTCGCAATAGCAACATGAATTACAGCATCCCCGAAATATTCTAAACGTTGATATGATTTATTTTGTAAAGGAATTGCTTCTGCCATATTTTCAATCATAGTAATATCTTTAATTTGTCTTAGATATTTTTGATTCATTAAATTTTCTACAAGATATGAATCATGTATTAATGCTTCACGATAAATTTCAATAGATTTAACTTTATGATCTAAATCATATTGTATAAATATATTATTAATAAAGTTTTCATCTACCCATTTATTTTGTTCATTCAAAATATGTAACAAATAAAATTTGTCTTCAGACATTTTTGTTTCTGGATTATTACTACAAAATTCTTCATATTTTTCTTCTAATTCAATTACTTTATCACACATTAAATATATTTATTTATTACTATATAGATATTTAGTTAAATAATTTTATTTTTCAAATTTATTTTACAACTATAACCAACTATTGATATTATTCCAAACAGTATCCAATATAAAGACAATAAAAAGAACATTTCATAATATTTAATCAGATATAGAAAAGAAGATTGATATAATTTTATTCTTTAAAAAGTATAACAAAAGTACAACAAATAGTCATAAATAAAGAAATGTTATTATAAATATAAAGTTGATATGATCAGTGTAATAATAATTAATAATATGCTTAGTATTTAAAAAAGTATATTTAATATTTGTAATAACATTATTTATTACTTGTATATATTTAATATTAAATAAATAATTAATATATTAAATTTATATCATATTTCAAATACATTAATAAGAATTTAATTAAGTATAATTAATATATATATTATGAATATACTATTACCTATAATAATATTAATTATTTGGTTTGTTTTAAAATACTATAATTCATATTCAAAATATTATAAAAATAAACTTAATATAATACAAACATGGAAAAACAATGACATTCCAGTAAAATACAAACCGTTAGTAGACAAGGTTAAATATCTTAATCCAAATTGTAATTATTTATTTTTTACTGACTCGGATATTGATATATTTATAAAGTCTAAGTTTCCCCAATACTATGATTTTTTCAAAAATTTACCACATGTTATTCAAAAAATAGACTTCTTTAGATACTTAGCTATTTATTACTATGGTGGAGTATACCTTGATTTAGATATAAATCTTTATAAATCCCTTGATACACTAAGTGAAAATACTAAATGTGTATTTCCATTAGAATTTGAAAGAAATACCGACAAATTATTACAAGATCAAGGATATTTAGGTTTAGTAGGTAATTACGCATTTTATGCACCTAAAAAACACCCATTTATAAAAAAAATTATTGATAATATAGTTAATAAACGTATCAAAATACAGTTTGGAAAATCAGGTAATAAATACATGAAATATGTATTTTATACTACAGGACCAGTAATGATAACACAATCATATATAGATTATAAATCAAAAAATCAGATAGATATTATTAAAAAACAACCATTTGAGAAATCATGTTTCGGTTATTACGGGAAACATGTATTATTTGGATCTTGGAAAAAAAAATAGTATTATATATTAGGAATAATACTAGTATATATTTTTAAAAAATATGATAAGTATTTATTTCTCAAATATTACTCCAAAAATTCTTCAAATTTTTCTTCTAATTCAATAATTTTATAATATATTTTTTATTAAAATATAGGAATTCAGATAAATAAATATATTTTACAACCATAATGATTTATTTTTTATGGATATAGTCATATTATGAATATATTAATAATTAAAAATGGTAAATGTAAAACATTAATAAATAAAATATTAAAATCAATTGATAAAAATATTAATATAAATATTATTTATAATTCACAATTAGAAAAAATTAATATTCTCCCAAATAAAGTTATAATATTAGGTGGACTTTTATCTGTAAATGATAATAATAAAAATATAAATATTGTCTTAAATTTTATAAAAAAATGCGATGAAAATAAAATTCCTATATTAGGTATTTGTTTAGGATGTCAATTAATAGCAAAGTATTTAGGATGTGAAATTAAAAAAGCAAGAAGACCTGTTATTGGTTTTAAAAAGATTAAAGTAATAAATACAGAAAATAATATATCAAATATTTTAAAAAAATATGATAAATATTTTATCTCTTTACATAATGATTATATTATTCCAAATAATAAAATTAACATATATGCATATTATAATAATTTTCCTTATTTAATAAACTACAAAAATATGATTGGGCTACAATTTCATCCAGATATTATTGAAGAAAATTATTCTAAATTTTTAAATTATTTTAATTTAACAGATTATAAAAAAGAAAAAATAAATAATTATTATAAAAAAAATAACAATTTAATAAAAGAAGCTTCAATTAATATTTTTAAAGAATGGTTAAAAATTTGATTATTAGTTGTAATATACAATTATTTCATTAGTAATTGTTTCAACTTGTTTACCAGATAAACTATGAAAAGAATAACTATAGTTTCCATTTTTTCTACATTTTTCTTCTAGTTGTTTATGAAAATTTTTGGTTTTTATTAAATTATTCCAAATATTACTAAATTTTCTATTATAATTAAATATACCTAGACATATTTCATAAATACTTTGTGGGTTTTTTGTACTATATAAATTATTATTTTTCTTATATTTTTTAATAAATTTATTATAAATTTCAAGTTTATAGAATTTAAAAATTTCTAAATTTGTAAATCTATCAATTGACTGTGAAATATAAATTTTTTGATATTTATTAATAATATAATTTTTTAAAAATATATTATTATTTAAATTTTTATAATTTTCTTTGTCGCACAAAAATAAATTTAACACATCGTCTATGTTTAATAAATCAAGTGATAATTCAAAAATTTGAATATATTTCATTTTTTGATTTTTTTTATTTTAAATTTTTTTATTAAAAAATCCCATAAAATTTAATTTTCAATTTTATTTACCATTAACAGTAACAGATTCTGTATTTTTATTATCTGATAAATCTTCTGTCTCTGACTCAGTTTCAGTCTCTGATTCAGTATTAGAAGTTAAAATTAAATTATTATCATAATTTATTTTATTTCCAGATGTATTTTTAAAAACATATTTTGGTCTATTAATTTCTACACCAGATGGTTCATATCTAAATGATATTTTTTGTTTTTTTTTCATTCTTTGTTTAATTTTTAATTTGAATACCATTTGGTTGGTAATTGTAGATCCTGTGCAATTGATTTCCATTTCTCTAAATAAAGTATTATCTAGAATAGATTTATTATTTTTTTTCAAATAAACATTTCTAACATAAATAAGATGTGATGAAATTTTATAAATTAATTCTTTCATTTCTTTATTATTATCAGTTCTAAATATTTGTAAATTAATCATAAAATATAAAAGAATCACTGAAAATGTACCTATTCTAATTTTTCCTTTTAGTTGTTTATGATTTAAAAAATCTTTTTCTAAATGTCTTGTAACAACATCTGAATAAGGAATACATCTTTTATCATAATCATAAATTATTGCTATTAATTTATTTTTACAATATATTTTAACACTATATCCTGTATATTGAAACCATGGATAATGTTCAACATAAGATATTATTTTATCATCATCAGGAAATAATTTTCGAAGTAATTCTAATAATATTAAACAATCATTTTTATAATCAGTTGATATGAATTCAAAATATGGTATATCTGTAAATTGAATATTAAAATTAGAATCTCTAACACGTGTTTCTTTTTTTTTAGATTTACCTCTTGATAAATTATTAGTATTAACAATATTTGAATATTGTAGTAAATAATTATATGCATAAAAACCAACAACAACAGTTGTTTTTTTATTTATTAAAAACTGAAGTATTGCATTTAAACAAATTTGTGAATTCATCTCAGGTTTATCAACTTTAATTGGTGATAAATTTTGGGGCAATTTAAAATTATTTTGTAAAATAGTAAATCTTTCAATACCCTTGTCAATTCGTGGCCTCCACCAACTATTAATTGGTTCAGATAAAATTCTTAAGTAATCTATCCACATAAAATGAGGGTGTATAGACACAATTTTATTCTCAAGTTCTCTAAAAGGCATTTTGTTATAAATTTTTTTTGGAACATAAGATAAATCACAATAAAGAGTTCCATCTACATATAAACTATAGGTTTCACTATGCTGTGCTTCTTTCCCAACAATTTCATATAATGCAATATTTTCTTTAAAAATTATATCACATAAATCTATTAAATCATTAATTGGGTCAGGAGTATAAAAATCAATATCATGAATTTCTTTATCATCGTCGCTATAAAAAGTATCACTTGAACCTATATCTTTTAACATTTCATTTAAAGCAAATCCTCCATAAACTTTTCTTCGTTTTTTAATTATAAAATCTATAACAATATTAAAAATTTTTTTTTTTTTTGAGAAAGATAAAGATAAAGATAAACTTTCCCTCATTTTTTCTAATTTTTCATTAATAGATTCTATATTATTATTAATTATTTGAAGATCATCTTGGGTAAGCAATATATTAGATTTTGACATTACTATATATATAGTACTTAATAATAAAAATTGATATATCTTTATACGAATTATTAATGTTATTAGAATATATAAATATTTAAAACTTACTTTATATTAAATTCTAATAATGGCACTAATAAAACAATTTGACGAGAGAAGAGAATTTAATACATTTTTTGATTTTAAAACAGATTATAGTTTTGATTTTGATATAAAACTTTTAAAAACTATAAAGAAAACAATAAATAGAAAAGAAAGTATTGAAAAAATTCAAAAATATGTAAAGTATTTTATTATTGCTGAGCAAATAGAAAATGGTATATTTGAATACACACTTATTCAATCTACAATTAATAAATTTTTGGTTTTAATTAGTATTAATTTTTATTATGATAAATTAAAAGATATTTGTAATAATTTAGATGTTAATAATAAAAAAATTAATAATAAAACATTATATAATTCTATAATTACTAATGAAATAAATCCTTATTTTGTAGCATTTTTAACACCTATGCAATTACATCCTCAAAAATGGACACCTGTATATAAAAAAATAGAAGAAAAAAATAAAAGTAAAAATACAATTATTGCAACTGATTTATATAAATGTTATAAATGCGGTGAAAGTAAATGTAAAGCTTCGCAAATGCAGACAAGAGGCGCAGATGAACCAATGACAATATTTATTACTTGTTTAATTTGTTATAATACATTTACTAGATAAAAATATATTAGAAATAAATAAATTGATTTTATTATTTATCTATATCAATAGTCGAACCAAAAATTTCCCAATAACCATCAATTACCCATTTTGATAATTTATTTATGCTTCCTTCACTGTTAATACATTTTATTAAAAACATATTAACAAAAGGCTTATTCAGATTATAATTATCTAAATATGTATTTTTTAATTGTTCAATATACTTTAGATCAGGTTCATAATTGTGAATATTACTTAAATTATTCACAGATATGGAAGATTTTATACATTCACCATTTTCAACAGTTACTTTATATTTATAAATTTTATCATTTAGTAACTTTGGTAAAAGAGATTCAGTGACATCTGATTTTTTTTCAGTATAATAACAACTTTCTTTATTATTATTACTATTATAATATACTACATTCTTAATCTCTTTATTATTCAATATACATCCAAAACCACGGCTTCTATATTTATTAAATATTTTAACTGGATCATTTGTTCCTGAAAAATATTTATAATCAATATTAATACCAGTCATAAAAGCTGTTATAGCTGAAGGTAATAGATATACTTTGTCTTTTTGAAAATATCCTCTAACACATGGGAAATGAAATCTATTTACAATTGAGAAAAAATTATCATTATACACTTGAAATAATTCAATATTATGTTGTAAATATGATGAAGTAAATTTAAATCTAATAGGTTCGTAAATTTTATATACTAAGAAATTTTCATCTTCTGACACTTTATTTTCAGGAGATAAAAAATCATTTACAAAATAACATGTTTCATTATCATTAGAAATAATATTTCTTTTAAGTATATTTTGCTTTATAAACTTTACACTGATATCATCAATTGATGATTTTTTCATATACATTTGTAATATTTCATTACTAATACTATATTTTTCACTGATTTTATCTTTATTTAAATTTAAAATTTTATTTTTTTGTTTTTTTGTTGAGTAATAAAGATCATATAAAAATTCGTATACATCATCAGATTTGCTTTTTATTTTTGTTTTAAAATCACTTAAACTTATTATTAAACCTAATTCATTATTTAATTTATCTAGTAAGTATTTGATAGAATTAATACTAATATTAATATATGGTGTTTTGATATTTTCTATATTAATTGTTGCATTTTCATTATATATATTTTCTATATTTACCGTTAATAAATTATATACAGATGTAGCTTGTTCAAGAAATTCTAATAATTTTTTTTTGTTACACATCAAATCAATATCTGAATTTGTATAATATTGATTTTTAAAATCAAAAAAGTTATAATTTATTGAACTAGTTCCTGGAACTTTAATATTGTTAGATAACAAACTATGTTTTTGAACACATGCAGGAATAATACTTCCAGAAATAGCCAAATTATCCCAATTTAATCCTTCGAATAAATTATTATATTTGCTACCTGTGCAAAATATATTAAATCTATTATTAAATATTTTCTGAGTGCATACTCCATAATAATCACTATCATGAATAGGATACAGACTCATACCATTTTTATTAAGATTAATTAAATTATTTTTTACCATAAATGATACATAAGGATTTTGCCAAATATCTTCATAACAAATAGGAAAATAAGGTAATTTATTTGCTGTATCTAGATCGAATACAAATCTATCTTTTGTTGTAATTTTTGATTTTGTAAGAGATTCTTCAATATACATACTAATCCATCCATATGCAAATGTATATTTGAATATAATTTTATGTTTTTCAAAAAACGGGGTTATTAATTCTAATAAATTTTTATTATTTAGAATTAAATGACAATAATCTTTGGATGTTAAAATATTATTAATTAAATAATATTTACATTTAATATCATCTATAGAAGTGTATAAAGATGTTAAAGTTTCTATAGTTAAATTTATATTATATAAATCAGGTTTTGAATAGAATGATTTTTTATTATTATTTATTGTTGTTGAAATATCTACATAATTACTATCTAAAATTTCATCAAAATAATTTACATTTTTTGATATATTATTATCTAATAATTCTGTTATTTGTGCAAGTATATCATCATTATTAATATTGGATTTATATATATTTTTTGTTGAAAAAATCCTTTTTTGAAATTCGTCTGTCATATTTATATTACAATTCTTTTCATCCTCCCAAAAAGATTTATGAATATTATTTATGTAATCAATAACTTTATTTGAAACATACGAATTATTTATTCTATTATAATACTGAGATATGCATAACAATTTGTTAAAATTTATATATGATTTATCATTATAATATAATGATAAATATAATTCAATATTACTTTGTTTGAGTTCTAACATTGGTAATACTATTTCTGTAACTTCAAAATTATAATCAGGAAAATAATTATCTAAAAAGTTTTTTTTAATAATATTTGATAATTGTACATGTTTTTTAGATTTTAATAAAAATATATTGGTTTTTATTAGAATAAAATAATTCATTAATTTTTTTAATAATTCTTTTTCTATAATTTGTTCATAAAATATATTTATTAATTCATTATCGATTTTGATATTTTCTTTTAAACATAATACATACATACTATTATAAGTACTATAAATATCACACATTTTGGAATTTAGAACATCACTACCAACTAAAGATATATAGAATGGATTTATAATTTTTGTATCAGGTACAATAATATCTTCACCATTAATATTAATTGATTGAATACATTTATCTGTTAATTCCATGTTTAATCAATATAATTTAAATAAATTACTTATTTCAAAAAGAAATAATATATTCAATTTTTTTTATTGATAATCTTATGAATTCACATCTACAGTATCTTTCTTTTCATCTTCATCTGAACTATTTATTGAATTATCGCTTGAATCTAATTCATCCATAATATTATTTAGAGTATATTTATAAGATATATTCAAACCGACATCTATTTCCAAATATTTAATAGTATCACTTTTCAATAAATTTTCAATACATTTATGTATATTTTTTATATCATATTCATCATCTAATTTTGTTTTTAATTCATCTATTGATAAAGGAATTTTCAAATTATTTATAATTTCAGATGTTAATTTAACATTTAATAACTCTGATTCTGTTTGTTTTTTTTCTTTTTCCTTGTTAATTAAATATTTTTTTATTTCATTTACAGAATTAACTATAGATAATTTAGTATCTTTATATTTCCAATTTTTATTCAAATACAAAATATGACAATCGTCTTCAATAGAACATAAAATTAATTTTGTTTTAATTAAACTGTTAATTACATATTTTAATTTTAGATATTCAATATTTAATGATTTTGATATTTTTTCTATAGATGATTTACCATTATCATTGAGATATATATAAACAGTAGCTTGGAGTAATGTCATTTTTATATCATATACTTTATCTAAACTAATTTCTAACACTGTTGTACTGGTGTTATAATTATATAATAATTTTCTTTTTTTATGAATAGATGTAAAACATCTTTCATAATATGCTGTAAATGTATCAAGTAATAAACTTATTTGTAATGGTTCATTTAATCTATTTACTTCTAAAAGATCTGAAATACAATTACTATGCTGCCAAGTATATTTATTTAAAATTTTAAAAAATGATGAATAAATATCTACACTTGATTTATCTAAATCACTATATTTTTCATTTTGTATAGATAATTGAATTTTTTTCTCAAAAAGATCTTTCAAGTAAATACTAATTTTAAAATCATTTATCATATTTACTGATTTTGGAATATAATCAACTAATGACATTTCAATTGAAATAGTTTTATGATTAAATAATCTTTGTTCTAAATATTCTAAATATTGTTTATTAAAATATATTTTATCTGACATTAGAGAACATAACTTGATAATGTCGCATATATATTTTAACTTATTTTCTTTTTCATCTTTGGATACATCAAATGATTTATTAATGTTTGAATATTCTATAATTTTATTATGAATAACTTCACAAATTAGTTTACAATTTTGAATAGATAGTATTTTTTTATTATAAAAATAAAAACATATATCATTATTAATAACAAATTTAGAATCAAATGATTTATTTTTTTGTATTAGACATACAAAAATATGTTGAAATCTATAAATATTATATAAATGTTCAAGATTACTTTCAAATTTCTTAATTAAAATATCATATATAGATAATTTTGTAATAGAATCAGTTTCTACTAAACTATTTAATAAATATTTTTCATTTATTAAATATGATTGTTCAACTACATTTATATAAAATGCATAAGTTGCTAAATCATTAAAAATATAATAATTATCATTATTTTTCAAATAATTAAATATATTCATGTAAGAAATAATTTTCTTACAATTTTTATTATAATTTTTAATATATGTAAAATAAGAATCAAAAAATGATAAATTATCAAAATTATTATTTTCTATCTTTTTACTTATAGATAAATATATATACTGTGTTGCTTTTAAAAATCCTTTATAAATATATTCTATTAAAATATCTATATTGTTTTTATTTGATGTTAAGGACAAAGATATATTATTTAAATATAATAAATTTATTGAATATTTTTCATTAATTAGAGAATTATAAATTATTTCTTCTATTTTACTTACTGGTTCTTTTAATATAATACCGTTAAATATATCCAAGTTTGTAGGTAAATTTTTTATTTCAACATTCCCAAATGAACATAACAAGGTTTGTATATTATTAATTTCAACTGACATATTATATTATTTTTATTATTAATTAATGATTATTATCTATTTTTATTAATTTCAATTTTTATATAATTTAATATTAGTAATAAAATTGATTTTTATTTATATAAATACTAGAAATTATAATAAAAATATATCATGTTTTTTGATGAAAATTTAATTGATATATTAAAAAAAAATAAAGATAAATTTAAAGATAATAGTAAAATAATTATAGGTAAATTAAAAAATGTTGAGAATAAATTTATATGTTCTAAATATACATTAAATAAATTACCAAATATATTTAAGAATTATGAAACAATTACAAGTACCAATTTTAGAGATACAATTATGATTAACATAAATAATAATATTCAATATTTTAAAATAACTAAAAAATTAATTTATATGAATGATAATTTAATTATAGAAAATAAACAAAGTATTCCAGTCGATTCTCAATGTTTTCCAAATTTGGTAAAATATGATAATCATGTTAATTATATTAAATTTACTATAAAAATAAATTCAGATATTGATTTGATAGGAATAAAAAAAAATGGCACTATTTATATCGAAATTCATATAGATAATGTTAGTAATATAAAAAAAAATGATATAAAACATATAAATAAATTACTTAAAAATATTTAATTATAAAAAGTAATATCTTAATATTAAAAATACAAATGTTAGGATTATTCCATATATTATAACTCCTGATTGTCCAACTATACCCATAGCATTTGGATTTAAAGACTTAAAATATAAACTAAATATATTTTTTATTATATTTTGTGATAAAAAAATATAAACTAACACTAATAATAATCCCTCTTTAAAAATATCATAATCTGAATTACTTTTATCTGTTGATTTTTTATTTTTCTTATTTTTTTTTAAATTAATATCTTCATTTGTTTCTTCTATATCTTCATCTTCTTCTTCTTCAATAATTTGTTTTTTATTAGATTTTTTTTTATTTTTTTTTTTTATTGAACTATTTATATCATTCACAAGATATTTAATATTATTCATATTATTATTTGAATTATTTTCTTTAATATCTAAAATAGATGTACCTCCCCCCATATCAGAATAATAAGTCTTATTTTCCATAGGATAATATGGTATATTCCCTTGTTGCATGTTTCCTTGTTGTACATTTCCTTGTTGTATATTTACTTGTTGCATGGCTGCTTGTTGAATATTATTTAGTTGCATGTTTCCTTGTTGCATATTATCTTGTTGCATATCACCTTGTTGTATATTATTTAGTAAATTATTTATTTCCATATCATAAGAAATTTGGTTGGACATATAATATTATATATACAATAAAAATATTATTTCATAATCGAATATTTTTTATATGCTCTTTCAATTAATACTTTGGGTGAAACGACATATTGTGATTTATCTATTTTCACTTTTTCATTATAATTGTCTTTAGTTATTGTTTCAAATTCACCATCATTAGTATCATCAAAACTACTATGTTGTAATAAAAAAATAATTTTTTTGCATAATTCTTCATCTATTGAAATATATGACGATCCTTCTATGTTATCTGGAGTATAATATAAAGAACAATATACAGATCCATATATTGATGTTTTAGTAATATTACTAGCTTCTTTATTTAATTGTTTTGTTTCTTTCTGACGAATATCTTCAGCTATAATAAAAACCATATTAAAAACCTTATATTCATAATATTTAAAATTCTGTTTTACAGTTTCTATTCCAAATTTTTCCATAAAATTATCTAAATGATTTTGTGAATATTTATATATATCAGTTTTATTATTTTCATGTAATACAACTCCATTTTTAACAAATCTATTTTCTAAAAATTCACATATATTATCTTTTGTTAATGATATTACATCAACTTCATAATCTCCTAAAATTTTAAATTTGGCTAATACTAGAGGTTTATATGTTTCCATACTTCCAGTAAATTGCGTACCTATATTATTTAATTTGTCATAATCTATTTTAATTATATTTGTTGCATCCTCAAAGATAGTTTGATATAAATATTCACCTAAAAATGATTTTGTACCTGATAACAAAGTACCTTCTGGTTTTATATGATCTAAAACTTTATTCATAAAATCTTTTTTATTTATAGTTACAATTTGAACTATTTCATTATCATCTACTATTTCAGAAACAATATGAATTTTATCTTCAATACTCCTATTTAAATCCACCATTTTTTTAGAGTAATTAATTAATGCAATTTTTATTTTTTCATTATTATCAGAGTTCATATATTAATATTTAATAGGAAAAATATTAATAAATAAACTTATATTGAAGTAGACAAATGTAAAGGACATATGACAACTTTTGGAATTAATTTATAACATTTTCCATTTTTTTTATAAATATTTTTTATTATATTTTTAGAATTTGGTCCATGATATATTATTCTTTTTTTATCATAAATATAAAAAATTATATATCCTATAATAAATCCTAGAATTATTGATATTACATTATTCATTCTTTATTATTAATATAATATTATTTTAAAAAATTTATAATATTACTATATAATGAATAAAAATTCAATAATAATTGCACTAAGTTTAATTATAATATTTTTTATATTAAATGAAAATGGTTCAAAATCTGATAAAAAAAACAAAAAAAAATTAACAGAGTCACCAACAACTGTAGCACCAACAACTGTAGCACCAACAACTGTAGCACCAACAACTGTAGCACCAACAACTGTAGCACCAACAACTGTAGCACCAACAACTGTAGCACCAACAACT